ACGGTTCCGGCGCTGGTCTTGGTTCTCACGCCCTCGGCGATGCCGTTCTGCACGCGAAGATTCACCCTCTCCTCCTGTACGAAGGAGTCGTGGGCGGCTCTCATGCTGTTGAACTTGGTTCCCGCCGTGGTCTGATCGGTGACAAACTTCTCAAACGCGTCACGGTCAAGGGGCTTGCCGAACTCGGCACGGTGGTTCTCACGAACCGTGGCGTAGTCATCGGCGGCCTTGATGGACGACGCCAATATGTCGGCGCGGTACTCGCCCAGCTTGGCCACCGGGACATAGCGCGTGTCGAGCGCGGCCAACTTGGTGTCGATGCTGGTGGACAACTCGGTGAGCTTGGCGAGGATGACGCTGGAGTCGCCGGTGCCGGCACCGGGAGCGGGAATGGACGCAGCAGCCACGGACGCCGGTGTGGCGTTGGGAACCGCCGGGGTGTGGGCGGTCATCAAGCTGGTCGCGTCCACCTGATCCTCGCCGTTATAGACGTTAAACAGATTGGACGTGTTGAGGTCTTTGGTGAGCAGATCGGGACTGGAGGCAATCTTGGCCTGCACCACGGCACGTTCTGCCGGGGGAAGCATATCCATCAGGTCTTCGAGTACGGACTTTGCCATCGTGGTTCTCTCGTTTCCAACCCGCTACATGCTGCCACGCAAGTTCGGGTTTGCTTGGGCAGCCCCCCGGGATTGCCGGAGGGCCGCGGTTAAATGTCTAGGCCGGTACGGACGGGCCGGGAGCGGATGAACCCGCACCGCCACCACCACCCATACCACCCATACCACCGCCTGCGCCTGTGCCTGCGCCACCACTTCCGGGAGCGCTATCGCCGCCAGCCGCCGCGCCGTCGCTGGTTGCCGACGGAGGGGGGGTACCGGGAGCGCCACCGCCCTGCACGGTGTCCATGTACTTCTGAGCCAGTCCCGACATCTGCTGGATGATGTCCTTGGCGGTGGGGTCAGACTCCAGTTTGTCCATTTTCTTGAAGACCTCCAACAGGGCCTTCACGTTCTGAACCTTCTCGCCGGCGGCTGCGCCTGAACCTGCGCCTGCGCCTGCACCCGGAGCCCCAGCCCCCTTACCCATGCCGCCGCCCATTGCAGCAGCGGCTTCGTAGAAGCTGGGGGCCTTCGACTTGTCGTCACGATTTGCCATTGCCGTCCTATTCTCGTTACAGCGCTTACGGTTTGGGCGTCTTCTTCGTCTTGTCGTAGCCCTGGGGGAAGCCGGACTTCACATCGCAGCTCTCCACCTTGGTGGGCCAAACCCCGGCATGAGGTTTGTAGCCGAACGTGTGCATGGTGCCGCCGCCGACGGCGATTTCGGGAGGCGCGGAACCAAACGATTCCTCGCGGCTGCCCATGTGGGGATGCTTTGCAACTTCCTTCTGTGCCTTTGCCATTGTCGGCGCTCCTCGGATATCAGAGTCTGTCGGTAGTGGGGAGGGTGGGTGGCGGTTGGGATAGATTGGTACCCGTTCCCACTCCCACTCCCCCCGGGTGATACTGCGCGGCCGAGTCCGGGAACTACTTGCGGACGGCCTTACGGGCGGCCTTGCGGCCTTTCTTGGTGCGCTTCGCGTGACGAGCCATCGAGCTTCTCCTTTCATCAGGCCAGGGTGACTTGCAGGTGCTGGTGCAGGTGCAGGTCACGATACCCAAGACGTGAACAGTAACGGTGGCAATCTTATTCAGATTCTCCGCTGCTGTGGGAGGGAGTTCTAGGTGTTGTGGGAGGAGTTGATGCCAACCACATCATCTAGTGTCTTCCGTGTAGAGAATGAGGGGTGTTTGGGAAAAATGTCAAATTATCGGAACACCCGGGAAAAAATAGTTCCAGGCACGGTGATGTGGAATGGGTGCGGAACGAGTGGGGAGTGGATGCAGATGTGAACGGTTCGTGCGTGGGACTTGACGAACCGCGGCCATTCCGCCTACCATGCAGAGCAGTGACGCAGTGAGCAAGCTCAGCGGCCTGCACCACGCGTTGCCATTGGACGGGTTTCCTCCAGTCGTGTCCAACCTCCCGGACACACGAAAGCCCTCAAGGGTCATGCCTTGGGGGCTTTTGATGTGGATGTGCGAGTGATGTGCAGGTGCAGGTGCATGTGCAGATGCAAGTGCAGATTCAGATGTTAGTCGCCGCGCGCGCGATCTCCCACCAGCACATCGAGTTGGTCATTTCCTGCCCTTCCCCTCTTTATGCCCGGCGGGGCCTTTTCCCTGCAACGCCGCCGCCGCTGCCGCGACCTGCATCTTCACCTTCGCCTCCTCGATCAGTTCCCTCTTGTTCTGCTCAAAGTCGAAGTTGTCGTCCAGCGCGCGGAACAGGTTACGGTCGCTCAACTTGCCCATCTTGGCCAGCGCAAAGGCATACTGAACCTTATCGGACTTCTGACTGGCCAGCAGGGTGTCACGTTTCACAATGCCCTGGAACTTGCGGACGAAATCTTCCGGCGCCATGCCCGCCGGCATGGCCTCGCCATAAATAGGCCGGTAGTCGGCGGAGGTGATGCCCGCGGCTCCCATGATGGCCATGCGGTGCGCGACGGAATAGAATTGGAGCATATCGGCCACCACCATCTGGCCTCCGTCTTCGATAAACGACGCCAGGGACCGTGACTCCACCTTCACCGGCAAAGACCGGGCATTCAGAATCATCTCCAGTGAATCCCCGCCCGGAACCTGCTTCTTCCCCAGCGCCGAACTCATCGCCGAGGCGCCCGAGGACATATCGAACTCCTTGTTGACCTCGGCGATGTACTGCATGTTGGCGGCCACGGGAACCTCGCCGCGCTTGACGAACTCGGGCGCCTTGGGGGCATTGTTGTTGTACTTGATCTTGCCGCCCGGCGCGCCCGGGTCCAATGCGTCCCAATCCCCGGCCGGAAAGGCACCCTTCGGGGCCACCAACGTGGGCTCGTTCATGGATTGCAGATAGTCGAGCATACCGCCCATGATGGTGTTGATGACGGTGTTCATCTGCATCCACGACCGCATCATGGAGTCGCCCGAGAGTTTCCACGGGACACGGAAGGGGCGAAACACGGGGAAGGGGAATTTGGCGTGCCAGTACGGATTGGGGGCGTCCTCCAACACCGCCGAGCCAGCCTCCACGATCACACGGCCGCGCGGATACAGCGCCATGCCGGGCTCCACGATGTAGCTCCAGTTGGCGTCAGGATTGCCGACGATGACGGATTCGCGGCCTTGATTGACGCTGCTGTCACGAAGCCAGAACTCCTTGCATGTCGCCATCGGGTACAGCGCGTCGTTGGCGTAGCCGGATTGCCGGATGCCCAGCGAGGTGCGCAAACCCTCTCCCATCCTCGCCCACGTGTCCTTGCCAATGTGGGACGGGCGCTGAACCTGGCCGCCGCCGAGAGCGCCCCCATATTCCATGTCGCAGTCCACGCGGCTCGCCAGGGTGTGTCCGAAGCGCCGGGCGATGTGGTCGCGCGTGACTACCGGGAAGTACATCACGCACTCGGAATCCTGCACCCGCGTGCCCGCGCCGAGCGTGGCCCACTGCCACGGCGCGATGGGGATGATGTCCACGTCGCCCATACCGCCGTTGAGGGTGGAGTTCCACTGCACCTTGGCCGGGCCGGTGTGGAGGAGACCGTAGAGGATGATGTCGTAGATGTTGTCGGTGAATTGGTTGCGCTGCGCCCAGTGCACACTGAGCACGTTGATGAGCCTCTCAAACTCACTGTAGTCGTTAAGTTTATCGAACAGCTTGACGGTGTAGTCCAAGGTCAAATCCGTCAGCAACCCCACCTGATCCCAGAAATGGCGCCGAACCTTGTTGAGCACCGGGCGGTTTCGGCCGTAGCGTGCGCGGTCCCCCCACTGCTTGCCCTCAAGGTAGTCAATTGCCCGGGTGGTCTCGCGGATTTCACGATCCCGTGACCGATCCTGCGTGGCCATCTCGTACAGCCGTTCGCAGTAATCCACCACATCTTTCTCCAACTGCACCGCGGAGAGACGGGCGCGGCTCGCGGGAGAGAGTTCCCCCAGGGCCGCCGGACGAGCTCCGGAGGAGCTGGCGTTGAATGGGATAATGTCGTTTTCGGCCATATGCGAGTTCCAGACTCCGCGACTCCGCGACTCCGCGACTCCGCGACTCCGATGGTTCAGTGAGTGCAGGCGGCGGCGAGGGACGGTCGGTGCACCGTGTGCCGGTGCATCGTGTGCAGTGTACTACGGAAGGGTGGGGGGAGGGGAGTCTTTGGATACAGTCGTGGTTGGCCTCATACCGGCAACCCCCCTTCACGCCGCGCCAACTCCACCGCCTCGGCATCATCCACCAGCCACACCTCCAATGCCCCACCAAACTCCCCAACGGCGACGTTCATTTTCCCGGCGGCGTCCGCAATGTCTTCCGGGGTGATGGTGACTTTCGTCAGTCCGTGCTTCAGCATGACCAGAGCCAGTATCTTGTGCCACTGGTCGCGCATCCGTGATGTCACGGGATGGTTGGGGTTCAACTCACCCTCAATGGGTACTTGGCTGTTCCTGCCAACGCTCAATTCGCTCACCGCATCCTCCGCCTCATCATCCAATTGCAATTCCCGCACATCCGCAATTCCCCGCCGTGACTATTCCGTAATCCCGGCGTTCCTCAACATCCCCATCACCTGCTCCAGACGCACCACAGCCGCGTCCCGTTCCTTCATCAACTGCTCCATCCCCTCCATTGCCGCCACAATCTGAGCCCCGTTCCCCATCCCCTTCTCTTTCAGTTTCCCAGCCGCCTCCCCGTCGATGAAGATGATGTGGTCGCTGCACAGCGCCTCCACAAACGTCCCGATAGTGATGTGAACCCGGCCCGCGAACTTCCGTTCAAACGCTTCCTTGGTCTCGGGCAGCACGTACACTTTCCACTGAATGCACTTGGGGTCCGGGTTCTCCACCAGCAACTCGGACATCGGCGTCATGGTCGGCTTGAGCTGGAAAAGCCGCGCGAAGCTGGTGGCGTCCAGTTGATGTCCAAATGGGCAGCGCAAGATGTGCATCTGGCGTTCCAGCATGACCGTGGGATTGCCCTGCTCCCTGCATGACGGGCAATAGATATAGGCGGCGCTCTCATCGAGCGGCTTGACGATGTTGGCCATATTGAATGTTTCCTCCTCAATGTATAGAAATTAAACCGCAGGGACTGGCTGATTCAGGTGGCAGGGTCAGAAATCTTCCCCATCCACCAGGACTGACGGCCCACCTCCACTGCCACTTCCACCCGAGTGGCGGTCGTGATTCAACAAATCCCGGTAGACCTGCACGATATCCGGCGTGACGTGGGTGTCCTTCATGCCCTGCTCGTACAGTGCGCGCGCCGCACCCTGCCCGTCGTGTAACTCACTCCACGGCGTGTTGGCCTTCATCACCCGCACCGGCACCACGCGCCAGTCCAGTTTGACCTTGTACTTCTCCTCCATGCGCGCAATCAAGTCCAACCCCGACTGCTCACTCGCTACCTGCTCCACCTGGCGGGAATACTGGTCAAACACTGCGTACGCGCACGGGCCCGCCGGCATCAATCCGGCCGCGGTGCTGCTCGCCACTCCCGTTCCCATCCCCATCGCCTCGGCGATCTCGCGGTGCTTGCCGGACTGAGATGCGGCGCCGACGTTGATGAGATCACTCATCACCATGTCGTCGTTGTTGTTCAGGCCCTGTGCCTTACCACCGCCATCCTCGGTTCCGAAGTCCAGCATTTCCTCCAGAGTGTGACGGTTGTGGATGATGATGCTCTGATCGAGCAGTTTCTCGTTCATGCGGTTGATGGCGTCGGACCGTGTCCGCTCCGTGGTCATCCAGTGGGTATGGACGGTGGCGGTGTTGCTGATCTTGTCCAACTGCTTCCAGCGGTACAGGTTGGGGTAATCCAGTGTCCACTGGAGTTCGTTGCAGGTGGTGATGCCGGACTGTGCATACTCCACCGCCACCTCGCACTCGTTGTACCACTGGCCCAGCGCCGCCACCGCCCGGGCCAGATGGCTCGGGTTCATGTGACCGTGCCAGGTCGCCACCTGCACGTCCGGCGTTGGGCCATATCCCAGACGGTAGACGGAGATGGCGGAGAAGTCGTTGCCCTCCTCGCCGCCGCCCACGTCGCCCGACAGGTAATACTCGACGCTGCTTGACGGGGGCAGTGGCTCCTCCCAAACCCACAGGCGATTGAACTTGGTGGGTTTTTCCACGAGTTCCGACGGCCGTGGCGTGTGTAGGTGGAGGACAGGAGGCAAGTCCATGCCGACGTACTCGATCTCGCCAATCGCAATAGGATCACAGGCATTGACCCGAAGCTGGCGCTTCAACTCGTGACGGGGGAACGCGCAGAAGCCCGAGTTGACGAACGCCTCCTGCGAGGTGACCGGGTAGGATTCAAAGTGAGTTTCGTCGGAGCCCGTGGAGTTGATGGCTTCCACGATCTCCGCGCGGCGCCATTTGAAGAACCCGAGCGGGATGTGGAAATTCTCGGCCTTCAACACGTTCTCGCGCAATCCGCGCTCATCGGGCGTGAGACGGAAGTTGTCGGAGCGCAGGACGGGGATAAAGTATTTGCGCACCCGGTATACCGGTATGAACAGCGCGCGCCAGATGGACTTCCCCGCCTCGGCTGCGCGCCACATGTTGTAGTACAGCCCGTGGCGCCCGAACGCGGTGGATTCCATAATCCCGAGCATGTCCGGCGCGTTGAGGGAGGGTTTGATGTCAGCCGTCCACACCGACGCTTCCGGCCAGCGCGAAATCTCGGACCCGAGAATATTCTTAATAGTGCGTCCGATGGCAACGCCGGTGCTGCGCTGTGCGTTCGATATCATCAGCGTGGAGCCCAGTCCCGGGTCCGTCACCCTGTCCTGTTGGTCGTCGCGCTGGAAGATGACGCGCGTACCCTGCTGCCTGGACATGGTTTCCGGCTGCATCCAAAAAGGCAGTCCGTGGAAGGCGTCCATGACGCGCTGATAGATTTCACCCGACACTTCCGAGTCCTGCGCCATCAGCAGCGAGAATGTATTGGGCACGAAGATGGTGGCGGCGGTGATGAGTGCGCCATTCCAGGTGGTCGAACCGGCCTGACGGGGCTTGAGGATGATGAGTCGGCAACATCCCTTCTTTGCCCACTCCTCCTCCACCGCCTCGTATACCAGCTCCTGGTGATCCCACCACGGGTACAGGGTCTTCAACCGTCCGCGCTCGTCACGGATGACGTAGTAGTTCTCCATGAAGTATCTGCGGTCGGTGATGCAGTGTTCCAACTCCCCGTCAACGAAGGCAAGTTCGTCGGCGTCCAGCATCGCCCACGTGCGGGGGATGACCTCGGTCGCGGTCTTCGAGAGAGCCTGAGCGCGGATGTACTTCTCGTCCAGAGCCTCGATGCGCTCGTTCAGGGTGGAGTCGCGCCGGCCGATTCTCATTGTGGCGCCGCCTCGATGTTGGTCTCGGCGTCGGCATCTGTGGCTGTGGCAGTGGCTGGGGCTGAAGCTGTGGTGTCTTCGTACTCGCCTACGTCCTCACCATCTGCGCCATCATCTCCACCCTCCCCGTCATCCTCACCTTCATCTTCCAAATCGTCCTCGATAATCTCGGCGTCCATAATCTCGTCGGCGTCGTTACGCAATCCGTGCTTCTCGCGCAGCGCCCGCACCCGGGCCTCGAAACTCAATCCAGCCCCGTTGCCGTTGCCGGTGTTGATGGTGTTGCCGATATTGATACTCGTCCCCTTGCCCTTGGGCGCGAACTTTTCGGCAAACTCCGCCACCGCGCGCGTGGCCTCCAGGCGCGTGGTGTGATCCGGAACGAACTGGGCCTCCTGCAACATCAGCCCGGACTCCCTGTCCAGCACCGGCGGCGCAATCATCCTCTCCGCCCGCTGTGCGTCCTGAAACACCTTGCCCGCGCCTTCAATCCCCTTGATGATCTGTTCGTTGGCGTAGGCGTTGCGGATGTCGTCGCTGACCGTGTTAATCCACGTGGTGAGCATGGTGACACCACGCCGGGCATCCAACTCGGAGCAGTTCAGCAGCGTGGCAATCTCCTCATCGCTCTTACCGGCCTTGGACAGCGCCCACGCGTACTGGTCGAACTTGGTGGGACGTGGGGTTTGCCTGGGGACGAGGGATTCGGTGGTAGCGGCAAACAGGCGCAGGGCCTCCATGGCATCGCGCGCGGCAAGGGATCGGGACTGTTGTGCAGGTGCAGGTGCAGGTGCAGGTGTGAGTGTGGGCGTGGGCGTGATTGCAGGTGCGGGCGCAGATGCAGACACACTCTTGACTGCTCTTGGCGCTCTCATCGCCTTCTTGGCCTTCACCTGCCCGCCGCCATCAGCCATCACTGTCATCACCTATGCCCCGATTACACTGCGTCGCGTGCACACTCAATCTCAACGCCACTGCCACTGCCACTTCCACTACCACTCCCACCACCACCACCACCGCCCGTCTATTCCTCCACTGCCTGTGCCGCCTGTGCCGAGACGTGCATATACGCCTTCACGAACTCCGCCGCGACCTGCGGGACAATCGCGTTACCATACCCCCGAACGCAATCGCCTCCGCCTCAATCAGCCACTTCAACCACTCCGAGGCGAACGGGTCAATCTCGTTATAGTATGCACGTCCGCCATGTCCACTATGTCCGCCATGCCCTCCACACCCACCATGGCTACTCATCTACTTCCAATCCCTGAATCCCCAACCCGCCATCCATCCTGGCGGCCGCCGCGTCCCCCTCGGCTACCCGTGACCGCGTGACGAACGGCTCACCGCTCTCGTCCAACTGGGCGTAGGCGTTGGGAGGCATGGACGGGAGCGGGCCGCGGGTAAACAGTGTGCGCCGTGCCGATGTGCCCATTCCCAATCCTTCGGAACCATCGGGACCCTGCCCACCTTGCCCGCCATGTCCACCTTGCCCCCCACCTTGCCCATCCTCTCCCGCCGCCTCCATCCCCATGCCCTCCAAATTCAGCATGGCCTTGGCCAGTTCCGCGAACCCCAGCGCCGCCCTCTCAATCCGTTGTGCCGCCATCACGGCGCTTCTGGACGCCAGCGCCAGTTCATCTCCATGAATCCCAGCCACCGCGCGCGCCAACTCGTCGTGTGCCGCCTTCATCACCGCGCGGTGCTCGGTCAGGGCCGCATTCAGACTGACCTCGTGAACACTCAGTTCCGCGCGCAGCTTCACGGCGGTGTATGCCAGATACCCCACCAGCGCCACCAGCGCCGCCAGCAGCACTCCGCCGACCATTGCCAATACCACGATGCCTAGAATACTCATAACCTTCCTCTCAGCCTCCCGGCCTCCCGGCCTCCCGGCCTCCCGGCC